CTTCTTAGGATTTGGCTTCGTCGTCCCGTCGCCATCCCCATCCCCATCGCCATCATTTCCGTCGAAAAATCCCTTGATTCCGCTCCAAAGATTTTTAGCCCACTGAATTTTCTCTCCGAACCAATTAAAGAATCCTTTCAGCAAATTCCATGCGCCATTCATAGAATCCACCAGCGGATCCCACAATTCACCGAAGACAATTCGCCCTGCATCATTCAGCAAATCAAGGAAATCTTGCCACAGCTCTTTGCAGCCTTGAAGGAACTGCGTCCAATCTCCTGTCTGAAATCCAGTGATAAGACCGCCCAGAAGGTCGAACAAGTGGCCACCCAAGGTAACAATATCCGCTGTCAGGTCAACGCATCCCTGCCAAAGCCATTGTAGAACTGCAAGCACACTATCGCCGTGCTCGTTCCAAAATTGCTTTAGATCGCCAAGGGCATCCTTGCCGAATTGCTTTGCATTAGAGAAGAAATTAGAAATTTTGTCTCGGAGCGCATCGACATCCACGCCAGCATCGCTTAAGAAGCGCCCTAAGACGCTATCCCCGCCCTGCAAGAACGTGAACACATCTTCAAGCACCAAGAACAGCAGAAGCCATTTTGCGGCCGCGAGCGCCGTTTGGACATTAAATCCTTTTAGCAGCTTTACGGCCCCGCTAAGAAACGACAGCACCATGTTCCCGTTCGTCGCGAGAAAAAGCGCCGCCGCTGCAAGCACAATCAGCTTCAGCAGTTGTTCCACGCCGCCCAGCTTATCTGAAACGCTCTTGAGCCACGATGTAAATTTCTGCGCTTTCCCTATCAGAAAATCGCTTCCATCTCGAATCGCTTTTCCGATGCGAGTGGTAATGCCGAATGTGTCGTCCAAATCCGCAATCAGCAGCCCCCACTCATTCCGAACATACTTGAGCGCATCCGTGATGTCAAAGCCCAGTTCATCAAAATTCTTCTGAATCTCGCTTTCAGATACAAAGAAAGCATCTTTCAGTTGCTTGGCCGAAAGTTTTCCGCTCTCTGCCAGCTTTTGAAGCTGGGCCTCCGATACTCCCACTGCGGAAGAGATGGCGTTGACGACCTCCGGGGCCTTTGACTTCAAATTCGCAAAACCAGTTTTGTCCAGCTTTCCAGAGGACATGGCCTCGGTCAAAACGTCCATAGTGCTGTCTATGTTCGCTTCCCGGCCAGCACCCTTTTCGAGCTTTTCAACCAGCGAAACAAATTTCACAGCATCATCAACCGGGAACAGTTTGCCGTTCTGCTGGATCAACTTTGTAACGCTTCCAGCCATTGCGCCATACTCTTCCCGACAGTCTTGCGCACCTTTCAGAATTTTCTGCTGAATTTCCGATTGGTCGCCCAACTCGCGGGTTGCGCCACGAATTGCATCGTTAATGCCACCAAATTCTTCTGCTAGGCTCCTGAGCTGCGCCAGAGAGAATCCTATGCCAAGCACTCCAAGCGTTTTCTTGGCATAATCCTTGATTTCATCTATCGCACTTTTAGCATTTTGTGTGCTCTTTTGGCCCGGCTTAAACTCAGGAAGCTTTTCCGTTTCGCTCCGTGCCTTTTGAGCCTTTTTCTGGATTTCGTCAATGTTGTCATTGACGCTTTTTTTCACTTCATCCGCAACGCCCTGAACGGTTTTTATTCCAGACTTTACACTTTCAACAGTGTTTTTCACCTGCTGGACAGTGCTATGGTCAATGCGAAATCCGATCTGATTGATAAACTTTCCAATCACCATTTCTCTCGCTGCCATCCAATCACTGTCCTTCCCTCTCGGCATATACGGATTTCAGATATTCTATATCACGCTCCATCATCATCAAATCGTACAATTTCAGAGCTTCGTCGAGGTTGTACTCTTCTTTTAATTCGGTCATTGTTGCCACTCGTTCCCGGATGAGCGTATACAGTATCCACTCAAGGCCCGTTACTTGGGTTCGGTCAAGCTCTCCGTATTTTTCAAGCGCATCCCCTTGTGTGCGCTCATGAGGCGTCCAAAGAGGGTGCCGATATCGCCGAAAAAACCGCTAAAATTCTGCTGAATCACTGCGGCACACAGGCCAAGAGCGCCAGCAAAGGCCATGCAGAAGATTTCGTCAAAGTCGTCCTCTGTCATAGGACGCCACTTCGATTCATCTTTATCGAAGAAACTGACATTGCTGTGCTCCAAAAGAAGTTCCGAAATCAACCGAGTCAGCGTCTTTCCGTTGATGTTGCTCAGCGCTGTAACCAGAGACTTCGTATCAAGGTCAACGCCCTCGAAAATATCAAGGTCTGCGCTCTCCTCGTCTCCACTGGACAGTGCCACCGTGCCAATGATGGGAAGAACCACCGCCGCGACATCACCGAAGATGTATGCCGCATTCATAGCACCCAGAGGGCGAATGCGAAACGTATAGTCTCCAACTACCGTTTCCTGCATCTCCATCCGTTTCATTTTCATGTTACATCATCCTTTCTTATTCCGAAGTAAATTCGCCCACGCACCGAATGGTCCACTCCTGATCGCCACCCTTTGCGCCGTATACGATGGGCGCGGGTTTGGACACCCATGCCTTAGATGCCGTAAATTGGGGGTTGTCTCCCAAATCACGAATCATCAGCGGGAAGAAGTAGCCGCCGGAGGACTGTTTTTGCAGGTTGTAGTACTTGCGCAGCACTGCGTTCGTCTTGGAGCCGTACTTGAAGTTCATCTTAACTTCATAGCGGGGGTCGTCGGAGTTAGAGACTACGACCTCACCGTCGGCCCCCGCCTCATCGGTGATGCCGTCGCCCTGCTCCGTGATGGTGATGCAGTTATCCGCTGCAAAGCCGCTCGGCATATGGGAGCCGATTGCGCAGATGACATTCTTAAAAGAATAAACGTGAACACTGCCACGAGCCATTTAGCACATCTCCTTTCGCTTAATAATTCAGCGTACCGCTGATTTCCGTTGCGATCAGCGCACCCGCCAACCGTGCCGTCCATTTTACTTTCGGCAACACACGGGTCTTGCGTGTTGCTGCATCCAGCTCCGCGGCCTTCGGTACGGTGATGGTATAGGACGGGGTGACCGTCCCGGTTGTTTCGTCGCTGGAGGGCCGTGCAATGCCGCCAGCTTCCACGCCTGCATCCAGCGCCGCAGTAACGGCATTCTGAACCAGACCGATGCCGGGATCCGTGTAAGGGATTTTGGGCAGAGACAGCATCAGATTGATAACATTCTGCTGAATCTGAGTCTTGAGCCAATCGCGGAAGCGAATCGTATCAATCCACTCACCCGCAGACACCTTGCCGCCCTGCACCATTGCCTGACTGCCGATTGTGGTATAGTACGAGACATTGCGGCTTTCCAAGTTGGCGACGTCCGTGGTGGAAAGGCTCTGTGCCTCGACCATGCTGAGAGACTTATACGCCCACAGTTCGCTACCCGGCTCATACGACAAAAACTTGGCCGCATATGCCGCATTCACGCAGTCGTTTTCTTTCGTTGCGTGAACGACGGCCGTGCGGAACATTGCATCAGAAACAGGCGATGCAGAAATGCCCGTAGTCTCGCAGACACAGAATTTCTCGTTGGATTCTGTCCAGTCTGCGATGCTCTGATAGAAGTCCTCCTTGATGCCCGCCGGGCAGATGCAGTACCACCCCGGCACCGCCTTTGCACGGTCAAGGGTGGCGTCCACCTTTTCCGTCGAACCAGAGGTGGTTTTCTGAACGGCCACCATCACCATGGTAGCTTTGGGCGACTGGGCAAAGACCTTGGATGCGGCGATATAAACCGGGTCGTCCGTCGAGAAGCCGGCACTCTTCAGATCCTGCGTACCGGTATAACCAGCAACATCGGGAGTCATATGACCGCCGGGAGTTCTCGGCAGGGGGCCGATGATAAGGATGGTGTCATAGCCGCCGTCGATTGCCATTGCTTCCGAAATGGCAATATCGACCTTAATGATTTGGTCAATGGTCATGCTCTCACTCCTTTATTCCTTGATTTGTGGTTCAATTTCAACTTCTGTGAAATATCCAGCCTGCATATCTGCAAGCTCTTTCGATGCCGCGCTGTCGTGGTCGGCAATGTACTCACCGTCCTGTGGATGCAGTGCTGCATACTCCTTCGTGTTCTGAACGAAATCCACAGAAAAAGAACAGCGCGCCCGTTCCACACCGGACACGCTGTTATGGATCTGCTCTGGGTTTCCTGTGGCCGTTACCGAAATGTTCAGCAGACGCATTTTATCTTCTGCGTAGGAGCTTTGGAAAAAGCGGATACTCTGGGCAAGGTCATCAACAGCCGTTGACAGAAGAGCCTTTTTTACTCCGCCGCCATGAACCACCTTGCTCTGCGCAACCAGCTCCGCAGAAAACGGCATGCTCATGTACCATGTCTGCTGCAAAATCCCATCATCTACGTATTCGTCAATTTGAGAACTGTCGGCGGCATCAAAGTCAAGCACGACGTAGGGCGCAGGCGGGCGGGCCGCATTGCCGGGGTAAGAGTAAATGACCGTGCAGGCAGGGTAAAGCTCCATGAAAAACTTACGAATCTCGGCCCTGCACTCAGCTTCCGTCATCGTCCCTCTTCCCCCTTTCATTCTCGCCATCGACCGCCTCAAACTCCGAAATCCAGTGCGACAGAATAGTGTTCCCCCAGTAAATCGACGACTTGCAGACGTACCACTTGCCCATGTAGAACAAGCGGTCACCGTCCGTCTGATCGTCAGACTCCGCCGGGTGAAGCTCCGTGTCGCTGTACACCGTCAGCGTTCCCGTGGTCGTCCGGCCCGCCGGGTCATCTTGGTTCCGTCTCGTCTTGGCTTGAACATCCAGCATAAGCTGCACATCCTCATACCCGGCGGACGCCACACCATCTTCCCAGCTGGTTCTTCCGTACCGCCGCACTTTGTAAGACCGTTTGAAGATGTTCATTTTTCCCCTTTCACGAGGCGAAATCCGCACTGCTGTCTCATGGTTCCAGTGTCAATCAAAGGCTTTGTAGAGCCTTTTCCGTCAATATGGACTGGGACAGGTCCATTTTTTCCGTACTCGTTTACCATCCATCCACCCTCAACCGTAACCGGAGCATTAGGCGTCCAATCTTCGTCTCTGATAGCGTCCTGAATCATAGAACTAGCTTGAGCGCCGATTGCACTCGCTACAGTTTCGGCGGTATTGAGGTTCGACGCCGCTTGCTGTGAGAACTCCGCCAATTCATCGGGGTGCTTTTGAAGTGCATCCATGAATGGACGTGCCGGGATCATCACGGAGCCATCCTTATGCAAAGTCCCATAGTGATTCCAATAGGCAATCTCTGCCAGCGAGGTCTCGCCGTCAATCGCCATTTGATTGGCTTGGTATCCGACCTCAACAACGATGTCTTCCAGTTCATCCAGCATTGACAGTGCCGCTCTTCCCTCCGGGGTCAGGTCGAGCCCAAATTCTCCGGCAATAGCCATACATTCACCCTCTTACCGAATCATAATGGGAACGATATGCCTGTTCCGAATCTCGATGAACTGCAACCCATACGATGTAAGCTGATAGGCTGCGTCCCCCGCTGTTCCCGCAGTAGACGTCGCAAAGGAAATGCTTACGCCACCTTCGGATACGCTGGCAAGGCGTCCAGTGTTGGCGATGGTTCCCAGCGAGTTGTCGCCGCTGCCGGCCATCTTCATGGCGTGGCACGTTAAAAGAGCCAGCGCCAAATTATAATCAGCGCCAAACTTCTTTCGGGAAATAACAGGGGCTTGAAGCTCAATCCAGAACTTGATGTCCTCATCGGACGCCCCTTTGAACTCAGCTCCCACCATCTTCACGATTTTGGTGATTGCCTCTACATCGACGGCATCCATCAGGACTCATCCTCTGCGGTGTCCTCCGCAATGGCGTCAGGCTCCGCATCGGGATTCTTTGCCTTGCCACGGGTCTTCTTCTCCGCAATTTCCTGCACATAGCCCATGCTGATGTAGAACGCCACTGCATCAGCATAGACAGCCTCGACCTGTGCGGTCTCGCCGGGGAGCAGGGAGACATCGCCAATGCGAATCGGCTTCACGCTGATATTCTTGATTTTCATAAGCAGGCTCCTTTCTTACAGACCGTAGACGAGGCAGGCGGACAGCGGATAAGGAATGACCATTCCGGCGTCGCGGCCCTCACAGTTGATGACGATTTCGAGGTTGCGGTCCTGCGGCGCATGCTGGAGGAATGCCATAGGCACATCATGGTACATCTTATCGGCGTCCTTGGTGTACAGCAGACCGATGTTCTTTCCAGTGGTGTTGTAGTCCTTGTTGCTCTTGGACAGCTCACCAGCGGTCTCCCAGTTCTTAATCTGGGGGGTGTGTTCCTTGATGTAAGACAGCACAGACTCACCAGTACCGTCAATGCGGCGCAGGTTCAGAGCAGTGTACAGGTCATTCGGCATAACCCAGCTATCCGGGTGCTCAACGCTCTGGGTCAGAGTGTCGATATAGTTCAGGATGCCGGCAATGTCGGCGGCGATCTCATCGGCAGTCTTGCTTGCCCAGTCAGCCTTGCCACCAGCGCCGTTCTGCAGTGTGTAGACGGGGATATTGTTATCCGAAGAAAGGATACCGACGATTTTTGCCTTCTCGTCGCCGTTCCAGATCAGGTGGTTCACCTTGACATCATAGACCCGGCGGGCGGCTTCGGCGCGGACAGCATCCAGAGACTTCATAATGCCCAGAACGGCGTTCCGGCGGCATGCGCGCAGCTCCTGCACGTTGTAACCGTAACTATCACCGATGTTGACAATTTCGGCACGATGGGGAGTGCCTTTCACATCAACACGAGGCAGGTCCGAAGCGTAGTTCGCGATGATGGCAGCGAAGCCGACAGGCTCATAGGAGTAGTACTCGATGTAGCTTGCACCCTCATCCGTATCGCTTGTCTGGGGGAACAGCTTCAGGCCGGACAGCTCCGGGAACTCCTTGTCGTATGCCTTGGTCTTGATGTGCGCCAGCTGCTTGGCAAAGAAGATACCTGCATTGTCCGCACCATCGTGACGAAGCGAAGCGCCAGGGAACGGGTTCCGATAGGCGCGGTTAATCAGCGAGGCGCACTTCGTCTCCAGAGCGACGCGGTCCTCCTCGCTGTAACCGTTTGCGGGGTCGAAAGGATTGAATTTAGACATAGGTTCCTACCTCCTTAAAGCTGAGTCACGAACTGGGCAGGGGCGATGCCGTTCACGGCCGCGCCGATGAAGCGTGCCTTCACTGCCAGATTGGTTCCCTTGGTCGGGGTAAACTTTCCGGCGTCTGTGCCAGTGGTCACAAGGTACACGGGCTGGCCATAAGCAGGCTCCACCGAATCGACCAGCTGCACCCACAGCTTGCCGGACTGACAGACATCGACGATCTGGTTCTTCCGCAGGAGTACGGCACCATCATCGTCCATCTCGACATTGGCGCTGTACATCACAACGCCCTCGAACTTGTCAGCAGTTGCGTCCGTTGCAGGAAGCGCAATGTCCTTTCCCGGCTCTGCGCCCTGCACGACACCGTATCCGAAGCACAGCGCCTTATCTTCTGCGCTGTTGCGGCGGGTCACGGCTTCATACTCGGCCCGGTCATAGAGGCCACCGGGCATGCCGCGGCTCGGCTCACCGTAATTCATCTGTACAGCCATATTGCTCATAGCTTAGTCCTCCTTTTCGCCAGCGTGACGCTGGATCATGCGGGTACGAGCGGCGTCGGGGTCATTTTTGGCGTTCGTATTGCGGGTCGCCGCATTTGCGGAATCCGCATTGAACACCTGCCGACGCTGATCGTTCACGGTCTTGCGGCCATTGACCTTGCCCTTGGCAATGTCAAAAGCCGCGTTGATGTATGCGTTGCCTCTCCCGTCCAGACGCATACCGGGCAGAACAGTTCTGATGACCTTTTTCTTTGCCTGCATCACAGGCAGGGTGTCCATGCCATCCAGATGCAGCTTGTCGCCCAGACGGCACAGCTCCATGCGCTGGCCGACCTTCTTCTTGACGATGGCGTCGAGACTGTCATGGTTCAGCTGGCCGCTGTCATTGTCAGAGGCGTCGTCCTCATCTTCTGTGGGCGGCTGTTTGACATCGTCTTCAGCGGCATCCGCACGGGCTTTTTCGGCCTCCAGCATGGACAGCAGGGTGTTGATGTCGGACTTTGCGGGACCATCCTCCATTGCATCCCGGCGGGCCGTAATGTCCGCCAGAACGTCGGGTGTGGTGGCATTCTCTTCACCATCGTCCTCAGTCGGCTTGGTGGGGTCACCACCCGCCGCCGGGTCGTTCTCATCGTCAGCAGTTGCACCGCCAGTAGCGGCCAGATATGCCTTGATAGCCGCCTCGATGCCGGCAGGGTTAAGGGGCGAAGCCGCAGGGGAAGCGCCCTCGCCATCATCCGCAGTCTGTTTATCGGGTTCCACGGTAGCATCGTCGTCCATGGTGGTGCAGGTCTTCTTGTTCTCGTCATCCATAGGGTCAGTACCTCCATTGTCTTGGCCGTCCATGTTCAGTCTTGCATCATCTCCGGCGCGGGCGACGGCAACCAGCGCAAGATGATTCACGCGGATGTGGGTCTGGATTGCATCGTAAGGCTCTCCCTCCCACTCTCCGGGTTCCATGATAAGATCCTGATAATATCCAACGGACAGCTCGCGCAGGCCCGACGCCTTTACAGCATCGGGGTCGTCAATGACGATTTTGGCACGGACGGTCTCGCCGTCCTGCTGTCCGGGAGTCAGGATTGTTCCCACTCTCTCCCGGCGGGCATTGTTCTTGTCTATCGCCTGCGCATCGTGGGTAATGATGATGGGCTTTCCCTCATAGCTTGCAAGGCTCGCCGGGTCAAACACATCTTCCGGCCTGCGCAGTTCTCGACGTTCCGAACCATCTTCCAGCTTGTACTTGAAGATGCCCGTGCGGGTCAGGATGGGGTTATCGTAAAAATATCCCTCGGTGCTGTAATGCTCATCGACAGGCACGCTGTCAGCACGCATTTCGTTCCGAAGGACTTGCGGCGGATTTTTCTGATTCATTGTTTCTTCTCCTTAAAGGCTTGAGAATTGAGCCTATTAAAGTCAAAAACGGGTTTTGCAACACAGCGGCACTGGTAATCCTCGCCGGGGTTGCAGTGTCTCCCGGTGTAGATTTTCCCTCGCTTCGTCATGTACCACATTGCTGGCGGGTCATCATAACGAAACGTCTTACCATCAAGTTCACGATGGCACGCGCGCACACGTTCGTCGCCGGATGAACGCCAGATGTACTCCTTTACCCCGGCGGACTCCTGCCGAGTGCGAGTCAGGTCTGCGCTCAATGTTCCAATCTGGTCGCGGGCCAAAAGGTTCGCTTTCGATTTGGTCACATCGAAGCGCCGCTGTATCTCATTTGAAATTGCGGCGGGTGTTCGGCCCTTTGTAAAGCCGTCAATAATGATTTTCTCCATGTCATCAAAGCAATCGCTCTCGATGCTGGTTATGAAAGAAACATTTTGCTCCGCCCACCTTGAAAGCATCTGCTCATACCGCTCACCAATGAAGAAGTCCTTGCTGATGTCGATGCCGAGTGTGGCCCGGACACTGCGTTGCCATTCTTGGAGCTGGCGGCGGTCTGTATAATCCGCACAGCGGCGGACATCACGTTCCAACGGGTCGGTTTTCAGCCGCCGACTGAGCCGATCACGCATAATGCGGAACCTGTTCTGGATGCGGCGCACCATGTCGCTGTATCCATCTTTTCTGATGCTTTCAGAAGCCGTATCCATTTCATCCGCAGCAATGGCCAGTATCTCAGGCATTGAATCGCGCACCACAGCTTGAAGCTCTTTTAAGCGCCTGTTCTCAATGGCCCGCATCTTACTTTCTGCCCATTGCGGGTATTCCGGCTCGATCTTTGATTTTCTTGTCGTAGAAACCCGACTGTATCCGCCGGGGCCGTTGTTTCTCACTGGCATAAACACCTCTTTATCTTTCCGGGAATCTTCCCTCTGCCGGCATCAAAAAGGCCCTGCATCATTGAAGATACAGGGCCTTTACGTTCATGGCATGCAGCACTTGAATGGTTGACCTTTTGCTTACAGCGCGCATCCGTCCAAGGCGAAGCGGAAGGAACGCGGCATATGGCTCCGCGCTGGCTCAGTCATGGAACAGGCCAGAACACTTCGCAGCGGTCTGTTGGGAGCGGGGTCGGCGCTTCCTCATGCCATCGAGGTGCCGATTACGGTGTACGGCGGATGGAGCTGACGATGGGATTTGAACCCACGACCTGAAGATTACAAATCAACTGCTCTGTCCGACTGAGCTACATCAGCATAAGTCGAGGGTACCGGACTCGAACCGGCGGTCTGGGAGTCAAAGGCCCATGCCTTATCCAACTTGGCCAACCCTCGATATGGAGCAGTCAACGGGGCTTGAACCCGCGGCATCCTGCTTGGAGGGCAGGCGCTCTACCAACTGAGCTATGACTGCAAACAAAAAGAGCCTTTGCAAAGGACGCTCTCACGTCACCTGCAAAGGCTCTCAACGCCGTTATTGTTAATCAAACACCTTTTTGCCTGCGGCAAATTTCTTTTTTGCTTCGTTCAGGCTGATGCGGTTATACCCGCCGCGATAATCGGGATCTGCGCGCTGTACGCCGTCATTTACCCAACCGCACACGGGGCATTCCTCAAAATCATCGTTCTCTTCAAAGTGATGCTGCCCACACAGCGGGCAAATGGTTTCGTCATTCATCGTTTTCTATTCCCTCAGCCTCAAGTCGGCGTCTATAATACTCTTCCCCATCATCGGGCTTGAACATCGTTCTTACGCCTTTCTCCGGGGAGCCTTTCGCAAAGTCATTTTTCTTTGAATCGTATCGGCATATAAGGCCATCTTTTGTCTTATAGCCCTTGATGCCGTTCCCACAGGGGCTTTCCAGAAGTTGAACCGCCCGCTTTTCGTATTGCTCCTTTGTCGTAATGCCATCGGGAGCGTACTCGGCGGCGTGGGTTCTTCCGTTTTGCCAGTGGTTATTCAGCTTCTGCTTGTTTGGAAACCCTTTCACTTTGAAAGCGTTTGCGCCTTTTGCCGAAACTGCGTTAGAATTTATTTTAGCATGACTTTGGGAATCATTCAAGTCTTTTGACGATTTTTCCTTGCCCAATTCATCTTTTGACGTTGTGTTCCCCATGCTGGAGAACTTCCCATCCTCATCGCGCTTGTGCTTGCTTGGATCGAAGTCGTCCAGCGTCAGGCCCAGTTGTTCAAGATATTCTTCCACGCTCCTGCGGAATGGGTCGAACACCAGCCCGCCGGGGACCTCTTGGGCAAGAATCTGTTCTGGGGTGAACCATGTGGCGGTGAACATCTCTTCCTGATCGCACACCGGGATTCCCGCATAGTCGTTGACGCGGTATATCTGCACAGGGAGGATTTCTTCTGGTTTTCCTTTGCAGTTTCCAAGATAGGTAATATTCCCAACGTCAATTCCAAACTCTTCTTTGGCTTCCCGGCGGAAGGCCACCCCCGGCGTTTCTTTCGGCTCGATATGCCCACCGGGGCCACACCAGCCTTGACCATCGGAGCGACGCCCGCAGAGAATTTTGCCATCCTGCACGACAAAGCCCGCCACATAGCCGCAGTCTCCCTCATCGGTAACAAGACCGCTGGCATCCGCGGCATTCTGTTGCTGGCTATCAGCGGCTTCCTGCTGGGTATCGGCTCCGCCAAGTCCCCAGTCTTGGTGAATGTCCGCTTCCGTGAGAATGTTCTCTGGGTCAAACTGTTCGTCGCGAACCATCGCGCGGCGAACTTCTTCAGCTTCGACAATTCCATTTGTGACGTATGTGCCAGCGGTCTGTGCTCTGGTGAGCTGTGCCGCAGCAGCAGCTTGGTCTTGTGCTGCCTTTTCATCGTCAGACGGGCTCCACGCGCTCTTGTAGGTCACGGTGTATTCAGGGATTTCCTTGACTTCCCTGTTCCAAACCATACCACGAAGAATCAGCTCGACGAGGGTACGGGTGTTATCGCGGAGGTCGCCGTTTTGGAGGCCTCCGACGAATTCCTTGTAATTTTCAAGGTCACTCTCTCCGGTGGCATTCTCGCCCGCCGGGGAACGCCCAAAAAGCCGCGTCTGTGGGATATGAGATACAGCAGACAACATCGCACAGGCATTGTCCAGAATGTCCTTAACGCCAGCAACAGACAGGGATTGAACGCCCACATCCTCGCCGTCGGCATCAATAATGACCATGTTCAGCAGATTACGGGCAAGGTCAAGCATTTCCATACGCTGAAGAACCGTATCCTCGCCGTCTGCCGTGGAAAGCACACCAGCAAGATTCTTCATCTTGTAGGTCACCATCGACAGCCGTTCCAACAGGCGGATAGAATAGCCGGGGCCTATGCTGGCATTTCTCAGCTCTTCACGAATGCGCAGATACTCCGGGATGCCCCATGTGCGGTAGAGATTAGCCATAGTGGAGCTTTCCGGGATGTCCGAGTTATGGAAAACAAGGCATCTGGACGAATGCACAACATAGTTGCCGTACACGCTGTTGACTTGGTAGTACTCCGGGATGCCAGTGCCGCCCCGGCGGTAATCCTCATCGTCCGGGTTGTTCTCATATCCATTGACCCAAAGAGGATACATTTCGTTGCGGCCATATACCAACAACTCTTCGACGCCGTGCACGTCACGCCAGTTCAAAGGATTCTGCAGGAGCCGCCCGTCGTCAACCAGCATCACCACAGCAGCGCCACCAAAGAGCCGCGCCCAGCGCAAAGCCTTGGCAAATTTGCTCTGGTATCGGATGGTCTGCAAGTGGTTGTCGATCTGCTTCTGCAAGTCTTTGTCCTTGATGCCGAGGTCGATGCCGTTCTTGGTTGCGTCGTCCGCCGGGGCATCAATAATGGTTGAGAACAACCCGTTTCCTGCATAGAGATCGGCCAGCTCCGTATCGCTTACCGCAGAGCCAGACGCCCACTGGTAGTACTCCGTGCTGTCGTGCTGGGTGCCGTACTTGTTCAGCACATTGTAGTAACCGTCAAGGCGCAGCTGTGTTTTGATTTTTCCGGGAATA